GCTCGCTTAATCGTGATGGTCTCGCGCACCACGCTATCCTTGATGATATAGGTTTCGCGCACCGCGCGGACCGCATCGGTGCGGACCCCGTCCATCGCCCGGTTCATTGCCCGTGCCATTGCAATCGGAGCGCCATTTTTAACGTCGCGAAGCATATCTTTAACACGCTCGATCTGCTCTATACTCGCATCAAGCCTAATATCTATCATGCCGGACTGTTCTCCGTGACCGTGACCGTGAGCATGCCCATCTCGTGTGAAATGCTGAGCACGCGATAGGGCGCGTCGTCGATGATGATCTTTTTGCCTACAACCGGAGGTTTAGCGAAATCGCTTTCCCTCGCGTGGATTCGCAGTGTGGACAGATAGACCGCGCCGTCAACGTCCCCGACGAACTCCCCGTCGGAACTTTCAAGCACGCACACCATCGACTGGTCATCGATGGTGTGCGTCTCTCCGAACTCCTCGGGGTTGAGGAAGACGGCGCCGATATCTGCCTCAATCTGGTCTTGAAATGCGCTCATTTTTTTGTCTGCGGCTGGCTGTCCTGTCGCTGTAGCTCCTCGATGGCGCCCTGGTTGCGAACGAACTCCGTCCGCAGATCGTTAATAGCCGCAGTCTGAGTGTCGATGACGACCTGGCGGTCGTTGATCTCCACTACGATGGCCTTCTGCCTGGCCTGCAATGCCTCGATGCGTTTGGCGTTGTCAGCCCAAACAGCTACGGTCAGAACGAGCACAGCCAGAACGATGAGAACAACTCGTCTCATTGCGCTGTCCAAACCCGGATGTATCCGGGGGTGCCATTGAAATTGACCTTGATGGTCCCAAGCGGGTCCGTCGCCCCGGATGCTGTGCAGTCCGAACCGCCCGAGGCGAACCAGTCGGCGTTACCGCTTGGCCCGCCCAGGTCGAGCAGATACGAACCCTCCGAATAGACATAAATGACTGAGTTAGGAACGCTGACTGTAGTATTGGAAATGCGGACCATGTTGAACTGTCCGCCGAGTGCACCGGCGACCGAGGTCGCGCCTGCGTCTACCCACAACGCGCTGAGCTGACCCGCTGTATACGTTCCGCTGGAAATATCTAACTGGGCGAGCATTCCACACAAACGAGAGTCGGCGTGATTCATGGTGCCGGTAACAATGAGCTTGCCCTGCGTGCCATAGAAATAAGCGCCCCCGGCAGTAATAGTGCCGGAGAGGGTAGCCAGACCTCTGACCCCAACGATGTTTCCACCTGAGATATCTGTGCCACTCGCGGTGATCTGGCCATACATGGCCCGAACGGTCCCGAGAGCCGCCGTGCTGACGGTTTTTGTCGCGGTGACTACTCCTGTGCTGGTCAATCCGCTGGTTCCTGCCTGGAATCCCTTGCGGGCCAAAACTGTTCCGGCGGCCAGAACAGTCGACGCCATGACCGCGATCAAAACCACGACCATGCCGATAACAAGCGCTCTATTGAAATGTCTCATAATATCCTCCGATTTGGTTTCTACTCGGCGTTGCGCGGCCTTCCGCGCCGACCGAATTTGGGTTGAATCTGCTCGGCGTTTTCGTCGACCTCGGGGGTAGCGTCCGGCGCGTCGCCCTGCGGTTCACTCACGGATTCATCTTTCGGGGTTGCGGGCATAGCGTATTCGGCATTGCCAGCAGCCACGAGTCGTTCCTCGGTTTTTGCATCGAGGTTACTGATCTTGGCTCCCGGAGGGAACGTTTTCCCGTTGAGGTTTGCCGCGTGAAGAAGCTTAATCATGGTCATTGCCTCCCTAATCGATCTTCACTCGCGCGGTCGTGGCTGTTTCGGCTTTGGCCTCCACGCACCATCCGGCTCGGGTGAGATCGCCTGGGGTGCTGGTCAGCTCGGTTCCGTCCCAGAACACCTCCTCGCCCTGGACAAACGCGGCATCATTGACTGCGGGCAGTTCGAACACTCCCACAGTTGAAATCGAGCCGCTGTCTCCGGCGGCGATGTCCGCGGCGGCGACCGCGATGCGCGTGCCGAGATCGATCACATCCTTGTAGCTGATGTCGGTCTCCCCGGCGTTCGCATAGGTGATGGTCGCACCTTCCTGTATGTACTCTGCGCTCATGTTTTGTGTCCTCCAAAAGGAGCGGCGGGGCTTTCGGCCCCGCCGCCAATTATCTACAACCAATCAACTCGACCTGTTCTAACTCGCGCCGAGGTTGCGATACAACCCGCGGTGATCGAGCACCGCCACACCGAAGTGACCGTAACCGCGCCACTCCATTCCGAGCGTGTCCCAACCGGCCCGACTCTCGATAACCATCTGGTCGTCTCCGTTCAGGAAATCTACCTGAATGGTGTCGATGCTGTTGGGGCTTGCCGCGAGCGCCCATGAGTTCGTGTCGGAAATCGCGGCGTCCACAATAGGAGTCAGTCCGCGAACCGCCGAGGGGTTTGGCACGTTCGAATTTGTCCCGGCCGGGTCGACCAGCGACGCGATGAGCTGCTGTCCGGTCATGCCGACGGCAATACCCAACAGCAGGAATTGCGGCGCGATATTCAACGTTGCGTTGCCACTGATATCGGTCTGAGCCATCATCACCTGGAAGCCTGCGTCCAGCGCTGCTACGCTCGGGGCTGCGCCAGACCCCAGATTACTCCCGTGCGCCACGCTGAACAAAAGCTCGCCATCCCACGAAACGGCGGCGTTGTCGTTGATGATCGCATAGACAGAGTTGTTTATGAGCCGTCTGAACGCTGTGGCGTGCAGACGCGGGGTTTTGGTGAGCACGTCCAGATCGTCGTTAATCATCGCCTGCAGGGTAAACCCCCATTTGCGACCATAGGTGTGGAGTTGGCGAGATACACCCTCGTCTGTGGTCTCAGACCAATGGAACTCACCGTTTTGCAGAATCTCCTCCGGCAGTTCGGCGGCGCCGGTGCGATACGATGGCGTCGGCTTGAAGTTCGTCAGCGTGCCACGACCGGTCCACAACTGGAACGTCGTCGGCGTTTCGGTGTGACCGATCAGCAATGAATGGCCGATTGTATTGTCGAGAATGGCCGCGAACTGACTGTCGGGCGTTAGAGCGCGCTGCATCAACTCGTGAGGCGACAACCTTGACGCATTGGAAACGCCCTGCAATCGAAGGCATTCCTCCATCATCGCACGGATCGTCATGTGACGCAGATGAGCCGCCATCTCATGCGGCTTCTCGATTCGCGCGCTGCGGAGGTTCATCCCTCCGCGCATCAAAATCGCATGCGGAGCGGCGTCGCGAAAATGGTCCGCTGGTTCGGCGCCTACTTCGGCGGCCCTGCCCACAGGCTTGTTTTGCTCCATTTGTTGGTCTAAGATGTGTTTACGCACTTGGTCGACCGAAGCGCCTTCACGGACAAAACGCTCCTGGTCCTCCGTGGGGACATCAAAGCTCCGGCAGAGTGTGGTTATTTCGGAAACACGCACGCGGTCTGCCTCGACCGCAGTTCGTGTTTCCGAGACAACATCAATCGTTGTAGTTCCCTGTTCAGCCTCCGTAGAGGGCTGAGGCTGTCGCTCGTCTACTGGGGCGACAGGAGTTTCTATTCTGTCTGGCATGTTTCTTACCTCCCGCGTATCCGCGTTTGATTTTGATGCGGGCTCCGCCGCCCTTATATCAGACTCATCTGAGTCATCAATGCTCCGACCAATACCAACGCTAGCGTCGGCTGGCACAGGACAGATTGTTATTTCGTAAGCGGCCCATCGAACTGCGATGCTACACGGTCCGGTGAATCGTCCGTTCACTGACTTTGAGTTCGCAGCCACGTCTTCCCAGTTGGCGACATGATATCCAGCCGATGTACTCCGAAGTGTTCCGTTGAGGACCTTTCGATAGACCTTTTCGGAATCGTCGTCGTCGTCGAACTGGACTACGGCCCGGCATTTTCTCTCGTCCTCGTCGACGTAAGCCTCCAAGACCTTACCGACGACTGACTCGATGTTCGTGTCGTGCCTGTAGAGCAGCACCCCCATTTCGTGAAGCCGACTGAGGTCCACTGAGTCGGAATCATGACACAGTATTTCATCACCGAACCATCGCGGTACCGGTGTTTCCGAACTAAATGAAAGCTCGACTGTTCGCGCCTCTTCATCTATCGCTCGCATGGCTAGATCGGGCGCGGGCACGTCTCTCGTGAGTTTCGTGTCGCTACTGGGCAATTGCCGTTTCTGTAGTTGAGGCATTTTCACCACCCCCTGTCAGTATTCCAGCGGCCTGCATTGCCGCTATTTCGCGACCTCTCTGTTCAATCACATCTCGCCAATCACGACCTTGCATTGCGCAAATATTGGCCAGGGTGTCCTGGCCCGTTTCGAGCGCGATTTTATTGGCGTTGGCCTCTTTTACGGGGTCAATCCAGTTCCACCCGCGACCGATCACGTCATGCGCCATATACCGTGGTTTGTCGCCAAGCAGTTCGCTGATGCCGAACGGCAGTTTATTCACCAGCGCCGCAGACACAAGAAAACTCGTGTAGACCTCGCGCACGAGAATCTCGATTATTTCGTCTTGCAAGATTCCATACTCGTCGCGATCATCCAGCGCGCCCTGGCGAATGCTGGAATAGTTGACCATCGACAGGTCGCGACTGGCGGCCTCGTAACTGAGACCCTGGCCCCCAGCTGCGAGGCGCTGCTGGATAGACAAAAGCTCTTTGGCGCTTGAGCTAATGGAAGGCGGGTCGAGCGTTGAAACATCCTCGCCCGGCTGCAGGTAGTAGAGCATTCCGGGTGTAATCGTCTGGCCGCCATAACCGGATTGAGCATCGGCCCTAGTTCCTGCCACGCCACGACCGAAACTACCTCCTGGATTAACCTTCTTAATGATTCCGGCGAAACAAGCCGCGACGCGCGCCTGGACGCTAACGGACTGAATATACTCATCCGCGTCCCTCACGCGCGACATTCCAGAGGCGAGCGGTGTCATCTCGCGAATCTGGGTTGGTCTGGTTACATCCTGGAGGTATATAACCCGATCAGCTGCGACCCGCTGCGGGTCGAGTGTCGTGTATCCGTCCGGCGTGCTGTCCTTAAAATAGTAGCCCACAGACCTGCCGTATCGGTCTACTTCGATACCGTCGACCACGTAGTTGCCGCTTTTGAGTTTCTGAGCAGTGTAGGTTGTGTCGAGTTCGTCGACCTCTCGCATCTGCAGCGCCAGCGGCGCGACTCCGCCGGGGGTGTACGACTTGATGAAAAACACGCCGCCGTCAACGAGCATTCGCCGCACGGCGATCCGGCACATCTTCGCGAAACTCCACCGACCCTGGATGTCGCAGTTCCTCGGTCGACACCATTCAGCCCACAACGCCTCAACAATGCGGTTCGCCGAGTCGTCCAGTTCCCCGTTCGCGTCGGTAATTTTAGACTGTAGGATAAACCCCCGGCCGACGACCCCGCGCACGTAGGCGCAAATCATCGACTTGGTCATATCCGAGTTGCGCTCCTGGTCACGGGCACGAGCACGGAGGATATCCCTATGGGCGCGGTCTAGCGTTACACCAGGTTGATTTGTCGCAAGCCATCCGTCGTTCAGGCGGTCGTAGCCCGCAGCGTCATAGGACCTGGTGTATTCCTCGCGCCAGGCCATGCGAGTGACACCGGCGCGTGGACTCAGCCATGTGATACATCTGTCCAGCCACGTAGGCTCAACCGGCATGTTTATCTCCTGTCGAAATAGGTGACGGCCACACTGCCGCCGGACTCCTCGACCAGCTTCGCCTCAAGGCGTGTCCGCTCCGAAAGCATGTCCTTGAGATTCCCACGAGTCACGCTGCGAGGACCGATGCGATATTCCTGCGCGCCGCCCAGAATCGCGGAGATCGCGCTGTTTATCTGGTCAAGCTGTTCTTGTGTAGTCATTTCCTCTGCATCCACGACCCAGGCTGTAGTCCCAGCATTCCGACATCCCCCTGCGGCGCGGGCTTGTCTGCGGGTGTATTGTCATCGATTTGCGGGGACTCGAAAAACTCGATGTTCAGCAGGTCGGCGGCGCAAGCCGCGTATACCTCGGAATCAAGATAGTGATTAGGTTCGCGTTCGGATTTCGGCGTCCACCACCACGTCACAACCCCGTTAACCTTCCTCTGCACCTGATGTTCAGCTGTGAGTTGCGCGGCATAATCGCTGTCGACGTCCTTGTGCACCATCCACGACCCACGTCCATTCGGCTTGCGAAGGCGCGCTGCGATCATGGATTTATATTGCTGGGTATCGATCAAAACGAGCGGCATGCCATCAGCACGGTTGTTCGGTCGGTTGATGACAGACACACGATAGCGGCTGAGCAGTCGAGACGAAGCGCCCTTCACCGGAACAGTCCAGTCGGAGTTGATGGCGCAGAACTCGTAAACCTCGTCTGCGTTGTTACCTGAGTCTATGCAGCACAGATTCACCTGGGTCTTACCGTCGGGTCCGGACCACTCACGGTTCATCACTGTTTCAACCGTGGACCAATCCAGACTGAACCCGTGCGCGACATTCCAACTCGTGCGACCCGCGCCCCATGCTCGGATCGTCCAGTAAAATCCGGATTCCTGCACGTCAACGCCGCCGGTCAGACACAGTGTGTCACGAGGAACCGTTCCGACCTCTAGGTCGGTCTGTCTCTCGAAAACCAACGACTGATCGAGCCTGATGGCTCGTTGTTCCCATGCCTCTCCCAACCACGAGTTTACGAAATTCTGCAGTTCGGTCGGGTCGTCGCGGGTGCTCAAAAACTCGTGAGCAATGTCACCGAACCGTTTCCACGGACTGTAGATCGAGCTGAGTCCGAACCAGACACACCGTCGCCCGACTCCGCGCTTCTCCACGGGCAACCATTTACCTGCCGCGTTCATCGCCGCCTTATCGGCATCGGTGATTCGACCCTGGCAGCGTTCGCATTCATACCACGCTCGCTCTCGAGCATGGTCGGCGTCAGCCCCCTCCGGCCATCGCACGAACGGCCTGAACCGTAACGGCTGTCTAAACCCACAATGCGGACAAGCAACGTGATAATACAACACCTCGTTGGCCTGGTCTTTGACCTGCCAGATTTTGCAGTCCGTCAGAAGCGGAGTCGACGCGCCAACGACCTTGCGGTTGTGCGGAAACGTATTAGTTCGCTCAATCGCCAGCTTAAATGGACTGGGCTCGTCGCCCACATGTTTTGGATATTTGCTCGGCTCGTCGAAAAACAGATACCGTATCGGCCTGCCCGCGAGCGACGTTGCCGAGTTGGCCCACGCCAGATACAGAATCATGTCCGAGAAGTGCAATTCGGTATCTGTCGAATCGCGTTCCCTGTACTTCGATTTGAGCACCGGCGAAAGCTGGATCATGGGCTGTATCCGGCTCTTGCTGAAATCCTTGGCAAAGTGCTCCGTTGGATAGACGATCATCGTGGGACTCGGGTCCTGCGCGATGATGTACCCCAGCATATTCAGAATTGCCGCCGAACCGCCCACCTGTGTCGGCTTGCAAAACCACAGTTCCTCTACCTCGGGATCGGCGAATGCGTCCATGATCCCACGCAGGTACGGTGTCAGCGATGTTTGCCACTGGCCCGGCTGCGCGCTGGACTGATCGAGGATGATGTTCCTGTCGGCCCACTCGGAAACGGTCAGTGGTTCCGGCGGCCTGAGCACAGCCAGCGCATCGAGCAGCCACCGCGGCTTAACGTGTTTTAATGTACTTGCGCCTCGGTGGCCCATAATTATCGCCGCAGGAAATCTTCAGGAGCGCATCGGCCACTATCTCGGATATGCCTCGTTCGATTTTCCGAGCCGTGCCGGGGTCAACGAAGTGGGCGATCTCCGTGGTGATTTTTCTACTCAGTCCCATCAGCGAGCGCTTCAACGCAATCATGTGCCTGGACAGTTCCGAAACAATCTCTGTGACCGCTACGTAGTCGCCGGCTTGAATGGCGTTTTTCATCTCCTGCTGCTCGGTCTGCAGCCGTTTCAACTCGCCCTCGTATTTGAGTTTCAGCTCTCCCAGCGAGCGCTCGTTATCCGGCTTTTCGTTACCGTCGCGAGCGACCATCCCCCGCCACTTAAGAACCTCGACGAGGGGCCACCATCCGGGTTTTGCTTTGGGGCATCCGGACTTAGCCCAATTTCCAAGAGCCTGGCGG